TATATTCAAACTGAAGTAATTACCGGATCAGATTGGCTGATCTTTGATACCAGGAACACATCATATAGTTGGCATGAAGTAGAGGGTATAGCAATACTAGATTGGCATAAAAATATAATACTATCTATTGTGTCTATGTATGTAGGATCATCTATTGCAAAGGCCAAATAATGAAATATATAAAATGTGTATTAGTCATAATTATTATGATTATATTATTAGGTATAGAGCAATCAATATTAGCTGATGTCACTTCATCAAATAACACATCAAGCAATACAAGTACGAGTGGAAATAACACAAGTATCGTAGGTTACGAGCAGCAATCTACAACCAATTATAATTCAGGATCAAATCCTACAACTAATACAACTTCCACTACAAATTCTACAACTAACAATAATAATAAAACACCGGCTGCACCGGCCAATGCACCATCAACTCAGATCTATTCATCTCAAAGTTGTACGATTGCATATAGCGGTGCATTAAGTACAGTTACTTTCGGAATTGCTGGATCTAGTTATTATCATGATCCATATTGCGAGAGGAGATTACTAGCAACCACTTTAGATAAAATGGGTTTACGAATAGGAGCCTTATCTTTGCTCTGTCAGGATTCTAATGTTCGTAGAGCATTATATGATGCAGCATCTTACTGTCCGATCAATGGAAAGATCGGTAAAGAGGCTAAAGCAGAATGGGATAAATTAAATGCTGATGTTACAGATCAAGTAGATCAGTATCGAATTTATAAAGAAAGTTTAAAGAATGATTAAAAGATTTTTATTAGCATGTATTTTTTTCACTCCTTATTTATTACATGCTGATACTTTAACTACAGACAATCTAATTACAAATGGAACTTTTGAAAATGGTAACAGTAATGGATGGATATCTAATGGTGATGTCCAGGTACTTAATGATTGTTGTGGTTCAACATATGACCTAGAGTTTGGAGATAGTGGTTCTATTGAGCAGTCATTTACCCTCACTAACGATAACATATCTCAACCAATGCTTGATAATGGCATTACTCTAAACTCTAGTGTCCAAGTACAAAATGGAGAATGTTCTTTACCTGGATGTTGGGCTGGATCAGGCCGAGGCGGTGCTGATAGTTTTACAGTAAGACTGCAAATAAAAGATGTTGATAATAATGTCTTAGCTACTACAAGTAATACCAGGTATGACATTACAGATATCTATGGATCAGATTTTACTGATCAATTAATTTATGGTGGTACTGGATCTAATATAGGAAATATTTATATTAGCGGAACAGATGCTAATGCACCTGGTAATTTAGGTGGTGCAAATATAGATAATGTATCAGTCACAATGACTTATGATGATTCAGTTGTTACTGAAGTCCAGGCCGCAGCAATTACTGAAAGTGTAGAAGAATTAAATCAAGTATTAGAATTATTTGAAGAAGTTATCCCTACTGAAATTATTACTGAAGAAATATACATACAAGAGGTTCAAGAATTAGCAGTTGAAATCATAGAGGAAAACTTTGTAGAAATTAAAGTAGAAGAGGAAATAGTCTTAGCAGTAATAGAACCTGAATCTAATGTAGAGGAAATTAATGCAGAAAATATTGAAACTGAAACCGGAACTGAAAATCAAGAGATTACAGAAACAGAATCAGCAGAAAACATTATTGAATCAATGTCCAGTGATCAAGAAAGTATCGAGACTTCCGAAAATGAGAACGACAGTAGGAGTTCTGAAGTTACAGTAACTATAGATGATATAGCAGATAAAGTTGCATCTAAGATACAAGATGTAAATAAAAGAGTAGCAGTTACACAGATGATCGTAGCTAAGATCATGATGGGTAAAAATAATAATGCTATAACAACTTACTCACAGTTTGGTAATGAGATCTTCGAGAATCAATTAGAGATGCCGCAGATGTCATTAACAAATGAATACACCAAGGATCTAGAAAAAGATGATCGTGTAATAGCATCACCGGTATTTTATGAATATCGACAAGAAGTAGATCAGGCCAATGCGGATCTGATCAGAGCAAAAGAACATTTAAGAAATATACGAGGTTATTAATTTATGGATTTTAAAGATATAAAAACATGGGGAGTATTGCTTAGTATAATTGTTGCAATAGGTGGCGGCTTTTCTAAGTTCGGCTCAATGTCTACAAGATTAGATTCTATTGAGGCTAAGAAAACAGTTAATATCAAACCATTAGAAACTCAGATCCAAATTAATAATGCTGAGATCAAAGTATTACAAACACAAGTTAGACAATTAGAATTAGAAAATAGTAATCCATTAGGGAGATAAAATATGCCAAGTAAACCTGGACTTTATGCAAATATAAATAAAAGAAAAAAAGCTGGAACTTCAAGATCTAAAAAGAAATCTACAATTACACCTAAAGCATATGCAAGGATGAAAGCTGGATTTCCTAAAAAGAAAAAATGATAGATCCTAAAGAAGATTCCTTATCACAATTTGCAGATTGGTATCTTAACTCAGGTGATATAAAAAGAATCTATGCACCACATAATGATCCATTATTATTTATAGATGGTGTTAGTGGTGTTGTTTTATATAGAAGAGATAACTTCCAGGTAGAATTATTTATCTGTGAACCTAATGTAGATATACCGGTTCATACTCATCCTAATGTAGATAGTTTTGAATTATTTTTATGTGGGATGGAATTTACACACAATGGTAAACATGCAATAGATCATGAACAGTCATTAGAAGAAATTGATGGTATGCCAAGATATGCATACACTACAATTCGAGTAAGACCTAATGATCCTCATGGTGCTTTATCATCTAAAAATGGCGGATCCTTTTTATCAATACAACATTGGTTAAATGGTGAACCACCAACTCATGTTAGTTCAGATTGGGATGGTAAAACCTTTATGGGTGAGAGCCACAAAAAACAAACAGGATTATAATTATGAGATCAATATTAATACTAGGTTTAATATTTTTAAGTTCATGCGCAAGTCATTCAGTAACAATCGGAGAGATAGAAGTTTATGGAAACAACGAACAAAGAATCCCAGCCCCAACAAGATCTTACAACTAAAGAAAGAGCAGATCAGATAGTAGACATGTTGATCAAACAGGCACATGCCAGGCTACAATCACCGGATCCGCTATCAGCTAGTGAGATGAAAGTGTGTTTAGACATCTGTAAGACCTATTCATCAGGAATTATGGCCGATCCGAACTTAGACCTCTTAAAAGACCTTCCATTTGAGCATGATGGCACTTAAATATTTTGGGTACCATAGGTATACCAATAGTCATTTAAAAGCGATTTTAGGGGTATATTCGTGACCAAAAATCAAAAAGCACCTAAACAATTACAGGTTTTTAAGAATTTTCTCTATCTTGCATGGAAACATCTTCAATTACCTGATCCAACTCCAATGCAATACGATATTGCTGATTATTTGCAGTATGGCCCAAAAAGAATTTGCATCCAGGCATTTAGGGGAGCTGGTAAATCTTGGATTACATCAGCCTTTACAGTTTGGAATTGGATAATAGATCCACAAAGAAATATCTTAGTTGTATCTGCTAGTAAAACTAGAGCAGATGATTTCAGTACATTTACTCAAAGACTGATTCATGAGTTACCAATATGTGAACATTTAAAACCTAAAGACAATCAAAGACAATCTAAAGTCTCATTTGATGTCGGACCAGCTAGAGCATCTCATGCACCTAGTTGTAAATCCATGGGTATCACTGGTCAGCTAACAGGATCAAGAGCAGATTTAATTATTGCTGATGATGTTGAATCAGCTAACAACTCACAAACACAATTAATGAGAGATAGATTAGGTGAAACTGTAAAAGAGTTTGATTCAATTATAAAACCTGAAGTAGGTAGAGTTGTATTCTTAGGAACACCACAAACTGAAATGTCTTTATATAACGAATTAGAAGAAAGAGGATTTAAAACTCAAATATGGTCAGCAAGATATCCTGATGAAAAAGGATTAGTACAATATGGTCATAAACTAGCATCTTCACTTATAGAAAATGCTAACAATTTAAAAGCTGGTGATCCTGTA